TGTCCTCTGTCTTGTCGTCAAGCCCTACATTCTTTATCCTGCTGAGCTTGTCATCGATTCGTGCACAGATAGCCTGTGCTGAGTCGAGCTTACTAAAAATGTTGTCAGGTTGTAATGCGCTATCACCATACGCTTTGTTCTTGGCTAATAGCAAATCCCTGATTTCATTACATATCCATTTTATGGAGTTTTGCGTACTTTTTGTCATACGTATAATTTTAACCTTTGTCACTATATAAGGCTTTCTGTCTCCCAACTGAGGAGTGCTATATAGAGCTTAGTATTGTTGTTAGTAGAGATACCTACTATATCTATATTAAGATATATAGAGAAGGTTCAAAATATCACTCGATTTGTTTATACCCCTACCCCCATAAATATTATGGGTGCCCCTTTATTTTTTTAGACGGGGGGATAGCGCGCCCGCTCGGAAAATAATAAGCGCATTTTTTTTGCATTTTTTTGCATTTTTTTGTCATTTTTTTGCGCTTTTTTTCCATTCGAGCGATTTTACTTATATACCCCCTCCTTTAAAACACGAAGCTTTATATAGGCTTTCTACACTGTATTGACAGAAGGTAAGCAATATGAAACAAAACTACTATATCTATAAACTAGCCAGACAACAAGAAAAGACATCATATCATTTTTATGATGTGAAAATGGGAGATTCAATCAGCTCTAACGCTGTGTATTACGGACTAACTCAAGACCCCCAGTCTAGACTATCAAAACACAGACCTAAAAAAGGTCAAGACATCAGCTTAATAGTAATAGCTGAATTTAATAATCCATGGGAAGCTCTAGAACACGAGGCTTCTCTAGTCGCTAAACACTACCGTGCATACGGTAATGAGCCAGAGTGCCAAGGCATGGCCAACACCGGCCACAGGGGGGCATAGGGCGATACCTTTATTAATAGGGTCGCTATAGGAATTACAAGGAGATAAGAAAAATGAATACAAACGAACTAATCAGAATGGGATTCGAAGAATCCGAGTCAGCTCAATCATTAATAAATGATGTAGAATTATGCGAGTGCTGTAACGATGCAGCACAGGCCCACAGGGCACGAGGCTACAAGGTATGCCTTGACTGCTTCTATGAATTGGGGGTGTAAATATGAGTATGTTATATACCTATATCAAGAGGGCCGAAGAAGCCCCATCATTAAGCAACGAGCAAATCAGAAACGAAGCTAACGCTTACAATAATCTCAGGGCCACAATAATGGCATGGGATTCATTAGCAAAAGATTCAAGAAATAAAAATGACTGGAATCACTTTGCAAAATACGTTTTAAAAGAAGTGCAAGAAATGGCAGGAAAAATAAAGGAGGTAGAAAAATGAAATTCGAAGTAAATTTAGATAAAGTTGACATCGGTCAGATGCAAAAAAATAAATACGGACATAATGATGTATTAACACATGGTTATATGTTGGATTTATTACACGACATCGTAGACCAAATTCACGAACAACTATAAGTATATATAGTCCATTCGCCGGGAAAGGGGGTATATAAACCCCCAATTTTTCCACACGTGTGAAAAAAATTTTCACCAAAAAACGCGAGCGGGATTCTGTCCCTTATATACCCCTGTTTAGGATTTTGGGGTTCACGACGATAGCCCTCACCCATAGTAATATATGATACCTCGCGTTAGTATATTAGCGAGGAAACAAACATGAAACAAAAACAACAATGTGAAGACTGTGGCTTGGAAGATATCGAATTATTCGGTGGACTATGTGAAGATTGCGATACTGAAATGTTCGCAACATTTTGGACCGGTGAAGAATAATGGCCTGTGAAGAATGTAATAAGGGAGCCTGTGTAACTTATACACTTTTCAACTCTCAGCTATGCTGGGAGTGCTGGACTGAGTTTAGGGGATAACCTTATATAGGGACACTCTATTGGTAATACAGAGGAAAACAAATGACACGAAGACAACACTGGGCAAAACTAGCAAAAGACTTTAAGAAAAATGGTAGACCATTTCACTATCAATACTTAATCAGAAAAGGAGGTAATTAAATGAATAAATATCAATCATCCTTACTAACATGGTTAGTAGGAATATCATTCGCAACAAGAAAATTATAAATCATATCACCTTGTAAGGGTGGGGAAGATGAAAATAGCAAAATAGTATTGCACCCCATCCAAACAAGATTATGTTCCATGAGTCCCCAGCACCGTAAGATGGTCAGCCGTAGGAGTAGGCGCACCTTTTGGAAGAGGCAGGTGTATGAGTGAGTCTAAAAAACTTTCCAGCATGGGGACAATAGGAGACGCCTGACAAGTGAAGGCGAAGGGCCGTGTACTTAATGACCGCCCGAACGTTAAACGTAGCGACGTATCTCCAGCCCGGCCGTACTGAGGTCAGCCGGGCGCCAACTTTTCCACACGTGTGAAAAAACCTTTATATAGACACACCCGTTGGTATAGTATGACTAGAAAACATTTTAGGAAAATAGCCAGTATTCTCAAAGAGAGAAGAGCCGACCCGATGCTAATAAGGGACATAGCCAGCCTGTGCGCCAGTGAGAATATGTATTTTGATTATGATAAATTTTACGCAGCAGCAGGACTTGAGGAGTAACCTTATATAGGGGCACTCTATTGGTAATATAGGAGATAAGCATGACCACAATACAAGAAACCAGAAACGCTTTCCGCTTCAGGAGAGTAGCACGCAGAACCATACAAAAGAATACAGTTGATTCCGGACTATTGGACCAAATGAAAGCAATTAGTTTGGGACTAACAGATGACCCACGCAAGGAAGACCCAGCTAACATTCCTTTGACAGACCACCACAACGGGGTAAGAATATGGGAATAAACATAAGAAAGAATTTAGAACCGGAGACGTCTTGGGGAAACTCATGGTGTGTAAGACATATTCAGAGGGTAACCCGTTCACCAACAGGACTACCTCAGCAAATATTTTACGACTACGATTATTTAGACCACGATACAAAAGAGATTAGGCAAGAAGCTTATAGTGGTTCTTGCAGGTATACTACCTTTATGGATTGGGTTGAAGCCAACGGTGGTCGATGGGTGCACGATGAGTAAATCAATCTTAGATATTTTAGATGACATGGTCATCTCTGGTATAAGTGAAGCAGGAGACTATATTGTTCTCTGTGGGTGTGAAGACGCACCTTGCTGTGGGTGTAACAGATGAGTTACGATAAACCACTCAAACGCAATTGGAAGAAAGCAACAAACAAGATTATCAAAAAGGCTAGCAAATAGTTTCGTTTTTTCCACCTTTAGGGGGGTAGAGCCTCCCCCCGCCCTTTTCCACACGGGTGAAAAAATCTTTATATAGACCCCCACGCTTGGTATTGTATGACTAAAAACATGTGCGGTAAAACCCGCAAGACTGACGACCCATACGAGGTCTGGACTGGAGCTAATGGCTTTGAATGGAGGGTATTAAAGAAATACCAGAACGCTGAGAACGAAGCCAAAAATCCTCACGCTCGTTGGTTCTGTGCTGTCAAAAGTAATTATACTTATGGGAGCTTTGAACTTGGTGACGTTTACGTCAGTGAGATTAAACGATATGGGGTAAAGCTTATATAGGCATACCCTATTGGTAATACAGAGCGGGGAGCCCAAATTACCCCCGCTCACTTACAGTTATCAGCTGTAACACCGTGACCTGACAAGGAAACAAAATCGAACCATACGCCAGTAGACGAACAACTACATAACAAACTCAAGCTGAACAGTGCTGACCAATCCCTTACCGGTCGATGGCCATCTTAGTAGATTTACGACGTGCAGCTAAAATTATGTATCACCTTTGAATCACTTAGTCCCTGTTATAAGTTAAGTCGTCGAAGCTATGAGTATCACACCTGTTCCTGCTTGTGTTCGCCTTTCGTGAAGGATATCCTTTTGACTGGCGACAGGTCACCCCCCTATGGGTCGCTACCTATGAAGATTGTCGCGCCCTCGGCAACCGCTCCCTAAGGTGTTTCTTAAATCAGGCCGAGCCTTAGGTGAAGTTGCATATTTTTATTTTTCCACTCGA